CGCGCAGGTCGCTGGGCTGCTCGCCGCTGCCGCTGGCCCCACTGAGGGCACCCGCTGGGTGATGACCAGCACTGGCTGGGTCACCGTCTGACCCTGCTCTTGAACCGCCACATAACCGGCATTAAGCGTTTAATTCCCCAACCTATTATATAAGCACAACCAAACTGTAGGAAAGTGAATGTCTAAGAAATCTAAGAAGAACAAGCAGGAGATCTTTCGGACTGAGATGGCGTCCTTTGTGATGGCCTTCCTCAACCGATATCACGGAGAGACTGCTGAGCTCTATAAGCGTTACCTCAATCGTTATATGAACTGGGCTCTCGAGAACGATGTTGATCCCTGGAGGGCTACCCGTATTGATCTAGAGACCTACGCTCGTGAGATGTTGGAGTCAGGTTTCTCACCGGCAACCATTCGCACAGCGATGAGTCCGGTTCGCTCTATCTTCAAGCTTGCACATGCCGATGGCATGATCGAGCGCAATCCCGGTCTTCTCATGTGGATGCCGAAAGTTAAGCGCGATCCATCAGGGTTCAAATGGCTTGATCGTGTAGAGCTTTCTCGGTGGATCAAGATTGGGAGTACCCTGACACCACGTCATCATGCTGTTGCTGTTTTGGCTGGTGTTCTGGCCCTTCGAGCATCTGAGATTGCTAATCTCGATGTGAACTCTTGGCGAAATTTCCAAGACGGTCATCAAGTTCTCAAATTCGTGGGTAAGGGCGGCAAGCCTGCAACCATTCCCCTTGATGTTCCAGTCCTTCGGGCATTGGCCGCTGTGGCTGGAGATCGAACTGCTGGACCACTCATTCCACAAAAGAATGGTGGCTACATTTCTCGACACGGAATCACTAGTCTCGTTCACACCATCTGTCGTCATGCCGGAACCAAGTTGTTAACTCCTCACGCTCTTCGGCGTAGTTGTATCACAGCTGCTTTGGATATGGGCATCTCCGTTCGTGATGTGAAGGCTCTCGCTCGACACGTCAATGTGGAGACGACAATGCTGTATGACCGAAATGGATTCTCGCTTGATCGACATGCAGCACATAGCCTTTCCAGTTGGCTCGCTGCCTAACTATCTATACCACAGACGGTGAGTAGACAAAACTAATACTCACCGTCTGTGGTTGGATCACCCCTATCGTCAATCTCGTCAAAATGAGAGGAGAAACACATGGCCTTACCAAATAATGCACCAACAGTTCCATGTACGCTGTCGAAACCATTGTTGGCTGAGGGAACTGTAGGGACCATCTCCTCTGCCTATCTTCAGATCGATCGAATCCTGGTTTGGGCTGCGACTGGAGAGACGATCTATGGCGACTCTGCACCGATCAAGCCTGGAAATGATGGCACGCTCGCATTCAACGTCATCCCTGTTGATGCTGAAGGTGTTCTTGATGCTGCCGGAAATATGGTTCAGGACTGGAGCTACAGCCTTCGAGTGAGTTTGACGCTGGCAAACAACTCACCCAAGACGGTAACTTATGCTTTCCAGCCGAGGACTGGTCAGACGATCGATCTTGACTTGCAGCCGCAGGTTGGTGTCATTTCCAATCCGCCCGCTACGACGGATGGAAGCAAGGTCACTATTAACATCACCAACGTCGAGGATGATGTTATTGATGGAGGCGTTCTATCATGACGGATAGCATTCTTGACTCCATCAAGGTGACTTTGAACCTAGATCCTGAAAACACCGATTTCGACCAGCAGATTCTTCTCTTTGTCAATGGTGTCTTCTCTGATCTCACTCAGCTCGGTATTGGTCCGGACTCAGGATTCAACGTCCCCGATGCTAGCGTCATTTGGCAAGACTTCATGGAGGATGATCCGCGTCTTAACTCAGTCAAGACCTATGTCTATCTGAGAGTGCGTGTCCTTTTCGATCCTCCATCAACCTCTTTCGTCCTCGACGCGATGAATCAGCAGATTCAGGAGCTGGCTTGGAGGATCAATGTTCGCCGAGAAGAGGAGATGTATCAGTCATGAGTACTAATGACGATTCTATTGGGGTGGTTATTGTCGCTATCCCGTCTCCTGATGACTATGTGTGGAAGATCTCAAGTGAGAAGATTCCGCATATGACACTTCTCTTCCTGGGTGCAATGACCGATCCAGCCACCCAAGGTCGAGTTGCTCAGTTTCTTCAGCATGTCGCTGATACTTCTATTCCTCGATTCGGGATGGGGGTCGATCATCGAGGTTCTCTTGGTCCTGATGAGGCTGACGTCCTTTTCTTTGACAAGAGTTTCAGCTACAAACAGATGGCTGATGCTCGATCATTCCTTCTTCAGAATGAGGATATTTTCACCGCTTACAATTCCACCGAGCAGTATGAAGGTTGGACTCCTCATCTGACGCTGGGATACCCAGCAACACCAGCACATCCCGATAATCGAGACTATCCGGGAATTACCTGGGTTAACTTTGATCGAGTAGCTCTCTGGGTGGGAGATTTCGACGGTCCGACCTTCCAGTTGGAGAGCCGGAATGATCTTGCTATGAGCGACAATGATGAAGTTGATGCTCTCGTTGCTGATATTCTCCATCACTACGATACTGAGGAAAGGGGGCTCATGCACATGGCTGAGACCGTGTCGAATAAGCCTTGGTCTAATTTCAAGCCGAGTGACTACACCGATCAGCAGTGGTTGAAGGCCTGTCTGCTCGATCGTGGTGCGAAGATGGGGAGTGCTAAGCAGCGAGCAAGCCTCCCCATTCGAGAGCCAGATGGCACACTGAACAAGAATGGATGCTCAGCTGCAGCCGCTGTTCTCTCATCAGTCGGTGGTACCGGTAAGGCTCGCGGCCATGCACTCATCGGTGTGAAGCCTTCTCTGGTGGCCAACGCCAAGAGCAAGCTTGCCGCCATCTATAAGACAATCCTGAAGCAGGACGTTCCTGAAGGTCTTCAGTCTCAGGAGGCTAAGCATTCGGATGAGGCTGTCGAGGATTTTCTCAAGCATCACGGTGTCAAAGGTCAGAAGTGGGGAGTTCGTCGAACTCGAGCAGAGCTTTCTGGAGCCACAACGCGTCTGAAGGATGCTTACGCTGATCGTAAGCGACAGATCGGTGAAGATCGAGCTCTCTCCATCAGCAAAGATGCTGAGGCTGCCAAGACCTCGCTTCGCATCGCTCGTAATGCTAGTACGGATAAGCTCTCTAACCCTGAGCTCCAGCATCTCGTCAGTCGAATGAATCTAGAAAAGCAGTACAGCCAGCTGACTGGTGAGAAGAATCAGCTTTTGGAGAAGCGCGTGAGCAAAGTCCTTCTTGGTGCGGCAACAGAGAAGCTCACAGGATCGAAGGACGATTCCTACACTAAGGTTGTCGGTAAGGCTTTGAAGAGCGAATTCTCGAAACCGAAAAACACCAGCGGCAAGAAGAAAAAGTAAGCGAAGGGAGGGTTGGCGGTGACGCTGTCCAATACAGCAACACCTCGCTACTATGGCGAGTTTAGAGATGCAGTCATTCGTGGTGAGATCCCAGTCAATCGTGAGATCTCGCTCGAGATGAATCGCATCGATGCACTCATCGCCAACCCGAACATCTATTACGATGATGAAGCAGTTGAGGGGTGGGTTCGCTATTGTGAAGGTGAGTTGACTCTGACCGACGGTAGTGATCTCACACTTCTTCCCTCGTTTAAACTCTGGGGTGAGCAAGTCTTTGGGTGGTGTTACTTTACCCCTCGAAGCGTTCCCGAAGTTGACTCCGATGGTAAAGTCCATTACATCAACAAGATTGTCAAGAAGAGACTGACGACAAAGCAGTATCTGATCGTGGCTCGTGGTGCCGCCAAGTCGATGTATGCTGAATGCATACAAGCCTACTTTCTGAATGTAGATACGTCTACGACGCACCAGATCACGACTGCTCCAACAATGAAGCAGGCGGATGAGGTTATGTCGCCGTTCAGGACTGCTATTACCCGTGCTCGAGGACCGCTTTTTAAGTTCTTGACCGAGGGCTCCATACAGAACACCACGGGTGCTCGCGCTAACCGCCTCAAGCTAGCCTCGACCAAGAAGGGGATTGAGAACTTTCTCACGGGTTCTCTTCTTGAGATTCGACCCATGGCCATCAACAAGCTTCAGGGTCTTCGCCCGAAGATCTCCACGGTTGACGAATGGTTGTCTGGCGACATTCGCGAGGATGTCATTGGGGCAATCGAGCAGGGTGCATCTAAGGATGGCCAGGAGTATCTGATCATTGCGATCAGCTCTGAAGGAACCGTCCGCAATGGTTCGGGCGATACCATCAAAATGGAACTGGCTGACATCCTCAAGGGTGACTACATTGCGCCTCATGTCTCCATTTGGCATTATAAGTTGGATGATGTCAAAGAAGTGAATGATCCTGCTATGTGGATTAAAGCTAATCCAAACCTTGGGTTGACTGTCACCTACGATGTCTACCAGCAGGATGTTGAGCGATCTGAGAAAGCCCCCGCAACAACCAACGACATCTTGGCGAAACGGTTTGGAATCCCTAGAGAAGGAACATCCTACTTCTTCACTTATGAGGAGACACTACCTCATCGTCAGCAGAACTTCTGGCAGATGCCCTGTGCTATGGGTGCTGACCTGTCACAGGGTGATGACTTCTGTGCTTTCACGTTCCTTTTCCCTCTTCGCAACGGCAAGTTCGGTATCAAGACTCGAAGTTATATCACAGAGTTGACACTTCACAAGCTCCCTGGCGCTATGCGCCATAAGTATGAGGAGTTCATTGCTGAAGGAAGCCTTCATGTGATGGATGGCACTGTTCTGGATATGATGGAGGTCTATGAGGATCTCGACGCTTTCATCATCAAGGAAGAGTACGATGTTCGGTGTTTTGGGTACGACCCTTACAACGCTAAGGAATTCGTCGAGCGTTGGCAAGCTGAAAATGGTCCTTTCGGTGTCGAGAAGGTTATTCAGGGCGCAAAAACAGAGAGTGTTCCCCTGGGTGAGCTCAAGATTCTGAGTAGTGAGCGTATGCTTATTTTTGATCAGGTTCTGATGAGTTTCGCTATGGGTAATGCCATCACTCTTGAGGATACCAACGGTAACCGAAAGCTTTTGAAGAAGCGACAGGACGAAAAGATCGATAATGTTTCTGCTTTGATGGACGGTTATGTCGCATACAAGGCTAACAAGGAGGCGTTCGAATGACGCAAGAAGTAAAACCACCATCGCCTCAGGAGCTTCTTGCTTCTCTGTCGCATCATGGTGTCAAAGGTATGCATTGGGGTGTTCGTAAATCCGTTACGAAGTCTTCGACCGATGTTCCGCTTAACAAGCGAAAGTTTACGACTGAGGAAATCAAGACTGCTCGAGCTAACCAAGCTAAGCGCGCTGAGACTCATCAAAAGAACATCGATGATTCAAAGCGTAACCCCGACGATCCGAAGCATCTTCTCTGGAATGACAAACTGGATAAGAGTGAAAAAGATTGGCAATCCTCTGACGATCGCTATATTGCGAATCGAAAAACCAAAGGTGAGAAGTTCGTAGCCACCCTTCTTTCTGGTCCGGTGGGTCTATATCGAACCAGTGATCTCATGACAAACACTCGTGCCGCCAACGAAAATCCATTCAAGTACAAGCGTGTGAAATCTTATCCGTTTGCTGAAAAGAAGAGTTAAAAATATCGTTAATTTTGCCCACGACTTCCTTAGAAGTATGGGTGTGTGAATAATCCAACCATGCCCATACATGAAAGGAGGTGACACATGGCAGGCTTTGGATCTCGACTCGCTCATGCGTGGAACGCCTTCGTTGACGAAGAGCCTCAGCAGCGAATTCGAGCCTATCCAGATATCGGTCCAAGTTCTGGATCTCGACCGGATCGATCGCGTTTTCGAGTAACAAACGAGCGCTCCATCATCTCCTCGATCTATACGCGCCTGGCCATCGATATTTCATCGGTTGATATCCGTCATGCTCGCTTGGATGAGAATGAGCGATATATTGCCGACATTCCGAGCAATCTCAATGACTGTCTTCGAGTAGAAGCTAACATCGACCAGAACTCTCAGGATCTGCTGATTGATCTGGCTTTGACACTCTTTGACAAGGGTGTTGCTGCAGTAATCCCGATCGACACAACGCTGAATCCTGCTCTGTCTGGTGGATACGATATTAAGACAATGCGTATTGGCGATGTTGTCCAGTGGTATCCCCAGCAGGTACGAGTAAGTGTCTACAATGAGAAGATCGGGCGCCGTCAAGAGCTGACCCTCGACAAGAGTTATGTCGCCATTGTCACGAATCCGCTCTATTCGGTGATGAATGAGCCGAACTCGACTCTTCAGAGGCTTGCTCGGAAGCTTTCTCTTCTTGATGATGTTGATGAGCAGGCTAGTTCTGGAAAGCTCGATATGATCATCCAGCTTCCTTACGTGATCAAGTCGGAAACACGTCGTCAGCAGGCCGAGCAGCGTCGGGCCGACATTGAGTTTCAGCTCAAGGGTAGTAAGTATGGAATTGCCTATACAGACGGTACAGAGAAGATCACTCAGCTGAATCGACCGGTGGAGAACAATCTTCTCGATGAGGTTCAGTATCTGACCAATCTTCTCTTTGGGCAGCTCGGTCTCACTCCTGAGATCATGAATGGCACCGCTGACGAAGCGACCATGCTGAACTACACGAATCGAACTCTGGCGCCTATTCTTACAGCCATCGTTCAGGAGATGAAGCGGAAATTCCTGACAAAGACTGCTCGCTCTCAGTTACAGTCGATTCTATATTTCCGTGATCCCTTCAAGTTGACTCCGATCTCTGATCTTGCCGAGATTGCCGATAAGTTCACGCGCAACGAGATCCTTTCCTCGAATGAGATTCGTCAGATCATCGGATTCAAGCCTCACTCCGATCCTAAGGCTGATCAGCTTATCAACAGCAATATGCCTCAGAGTGTCACTGGAGCAGCTCCAGCAGAGGATACTAGTTCATCTGATGAGGCTTCTGTTGACCAGAGTACAAATCCTGGTGTCCAGGGTGACGTTTATTATCCTTCAGAGGATAACACCATCGAGGATGAGACTGAAGATCAGCCAGATGAAGCCGAAACCAGCGCAGAAAATGACCTTAATCAAATGAGCTCCGACTTTGATGCTCAGGTAGACAAGATCCTAGGAGGGTAGGGACATGGATCGCGTGGAACAGTTTATCCAGGACACCCTGGCTCATGCGGACCAGTACTATGACCCTGTGAAGGCTCATGAATACTATGAGCAGCACAAGAAGCTTAAGGGTCGGCGCATGGCTAAGAAGGGTGAGACTCCGCCAAAGGATCCACCGTCACGGCGAGAAAAGATCGCTCGCGCTGCCAATAAGGCTACGAAGCAGCTCGGCCCTAAGAAGGATGCGGCTGTTACCGCAGCTTCTAATGCTGCTAAAAGTAAGTTGTCAGCTTTGACGAAGGATCTCTCTTCGTGGGCAGAGAAGCTCTCGAAGGAAGCCCAGGCGAAGCATGCCAAGATCGAGGCTGATACGAACAAGAAAATTGCTGCTGTTCCAGCAATCCCTAAAGGCGTCGTCGGATCTAAGCGAACAAAACTTGAAACTGAGCGAAAGCAGCAGATCGCTAAGATCAAGGCTGACGGTGCAACGCAGCAGAAGAATGTCGACGCGAACATCAAGTCGAAATTCGTTGCTAAGAAGGCTGAAGTAAAGTCGCAGCGCGACAAGATTCTTGCTGAGGCCAAGGATTCCATTAAAAAGATCGTCGCCACGAAACCGGCGTCGGGATCATCAGGCAAGAAGACGGCACCTCCGCGCCGTTGACACTTAACCTAGGAAGGAGAAATGCCAAAATGGAAGCTGATTTCAGCGGCTGGGCCACTAAGGCAAATCTCAAGTGCACCGACGGCCGAACCATCATGCCCAATGCTTTTCAGCACCAGGACAAGGTGAAGGTGCCGCTTGTTTGGCAGCATGCTCACAATGAGCCGACCAACGTTCTTGGCTATGCCGTTCTCGAGCACCGCAATGAGGGTGTCTATGCTCACGGCTACTTCAACAGCACTACGCAGGGTCAGAGCGCCAAGACTCTGGTTCAGCATGGCGACATCGACAAGCTGTCGATCTATGCCAATCAGCTCGTGGAGAAGGCTAAGCAGGTTCTCCATGGTCAGATCCGTGAGGTTAGCCTTGTGCTGGCTGGCGCCAATCCTGGTGCTCGGATCGAGAATGTCAACATTGCTCACTCTGACGGGGATGTCGAGGAGCTTGAGGATGAGGCTATTATCTACACCGGTCTCGCTCTGGAGCACTCGGATGAAGACCCGGTTGAGGTAAGCGAGAATGCTGACGAGACTGTCGATGACTCTACCGACTCTCCTGCCGAGGACGAGAGCACCGATGACAGCGGCTCTGACAACTCGACCGATGAGGACGAGAACCTCGAGCACGCGGATGATTCTTCTGACAACTCGGACGATGAGACCGTTGGCGACATTTACAACGCCATGTCTGAGAAGCAGAAGGAAGTTGTCCACTATATGATCGGCCAGGCTCTCGAGACTGCCGATGCTAGCAACTCAGCAGAGCACTCCGATGACAACGAGGATTCCCTCACCCACCAGGAAGGTACCGAGGACATGACCCGCAACCTCTTTGAGAACAACGGCGGCACCCAGACGGCTGCTCGTCCGACCCTCAGCCACAGCCAGCTCGAGACCATCGTCTCCGACGCTCAGAAGCTGGGCTCCTTCAAGGAGTCCGTCCTGGCGCACGCCCAGGAGTACGGTATCGAGGACATTGATGTCCTGTTCCCGGATGCCAAGTCGATCTCTCAGCAGCCTGACTTCATCTCCCGCCGGATGGAGTGGGTCCAGGATGTCATCGCTGGCACCAAGCACTCCCCCTTCAGCCGTATCAAGTCGACCGCTGCCGACATCACCGCTGACGAGGCCCGTGCCAAGGGTTACGTCAAGGGCAACAAGAAGAAGGAGGAGATCATTAAGCTCCTCAAGCGAGTGACGACTCCGACCACCATCTACAAGAAGCAGAAGCTGGACCGTGACGACATTGTCGACATCACGGACCTGGATGTGGTGGCGTGGCTGAAGGCTGAGATGCGTCTCATGCTGGATGAGGAGCTCGCTCGCGCGGTTCTCATCGGTGATGGCCGCGAGCCCGATGACGAGGACAAGATCGACGAGGACCACCTCCGTCCGATCGCCTATGACGACGACATGTACGCGGCTAAGGTTACCCTGCCGTCGAACGCTTCTTCGCGTGATGTCACTGAGGCCATCATCCGGGCTCGTTCCGGCTACAAGGGCTCGGGTACTCCGACTCTGTACACCACCGACTCGATCCTTACCGACCTGCTTCTGCAGGAGGACAAGATCGGTCGTCGTCTCTACGCCGACGACGTGGCTCTGGCTGCGGCTCTTCGCGTGGCGAAGATCGTCCCGGTCGAGGTCATGGAGGACACCCCGGACCTGTTCGCGGTGATCGTCAATCTTGTTGACTACACCATGGGTGCGGACAGCGGTGGCGCCGTTTCGATGTTCGACGACTTCGACATCGACTACAACCAGTTCAAGTACCTGATCGAGACCCGCGTCTCGGGTGCGCTGACGAAGCCGAAGTCGGCTATCGTCATCCAGCGTGCTGCTGGTACCTCGGTGACCCCGAACACGCCGAGCTTCGACGGTACCACCAACACCATCACCATCCCGACCCAGGCTGGTGTGGTCTACACCATCAATGGTGCGACCGTGACTGGCGACCAGGTCATCACTGAGACGACCGACGTCGAGGCCGCTCCGGCCGACGGTTACTCGTTCCCGCACAACGTGAACGACAACTGGACCTACGTCTACAACGAGCCCTCCGGCTCCTGATCGCAGGTTGGTAGCCAATGGTAAGGTTTCATGGACCCATTGGCTACGGTGAAACGGTGGAGACCAAGCCTGGCGTGTGGGTAGAACAGATCACTGAGAGAACATATTTCGGTGATGTTGTTCGAACCTCACGCCAGGCTCGGGAAGGTGAGAATACCGTCAATGACGATATTTCCATCAACAACTCCATCAGCATCGTTGCCGATGCGTTTGCTCATCAGCGTTTCTTTGCCATTCGCTACGTCAAGTGGGCGGGGACTTATTGGACGGTCTCGAATGTGGACGTCGTAAGTCCCCGCCTGATCTTGGCTTTGGGGGGTGTATATAATGGACCAAAGCCAGCGTCGTCTGACGCTTCAGACTCAGTTGCAAACTCTGGCTCCTAACGTATATTTCCAACCACCAGCCAGTGTGAAGATGCAGTATCCTGCTATCGTCTATCATCATGACGATGAGGATACCCAGTTCGCTGATAATAAGCCTTATCGTACAAATGTTCGGTATATGATCACGATCATCGATCCTGATCCTGACAGTTCGATTCGCGATAAGGTTTCTGCTCTGCCGATGTGTACCTTCAATAGGTTCTATACGGCCGACAACCTGAATCATTACGTCTATAACTTGTATTTCTAGGAGGAATACATTATGCCTGGAGCACTTAAGTGGGACCAGGTCGGCGAGCGGGAGTACGAGACCGGCGTTGACCATGGTGTCCTCTACATTCCTGACGAGACCGGAGCTTACACCCAGGGTTATGCGTGGAATGGTCTGACGACCATCGACGAGAAGCCCTCGGGCGCAGAATCCAACAAGCAGTACGCCGACAACCA